CAAAAATATTTTGAGTTTAACGGCTGCCATTACTTTAGGAATTAACAACACTTATAGCGATGAAACTCAATCAACAGGAACTTATTTAGTAACCAATGCAGGTGCAGCAGGCGATACAATCGCAATCAATGTAGCAGAGTGGCGTTCAACAGTTGTATTATGCAAGTATACAAGAACATCAGCAGCAACCACAGCAGCATTAGTAGCTACCGATATTGCAGCAGCAATTAACGCAGGAACATCAACACATGGCTATTCAGCAACAGTAGCAACAGCAACAATAACAATCAAAGCAAGAAAAGGAACAGGTATTTTCTTAAATAGTGGCACTCCAATAACTACAACTATTGTAGGAACGATTGCAGGAACTATCACACAATTTAGTGGCGGCGTTGCATCATTGTTAGCGCAATGGTACTATCACATTTCTGAATATTTCCGTTTGAACCCAACAGGTAATTTGTACGTTGGTTTCTTTCCATTAGCAGCATTATCAAGTGGCGGTTACACATTTACTGAATTAACTACTTTGCAAAATTTCGCAGGTGGCAAAATTCGCCAAATGGGTTGTTATTTGCCTACAAAATATCCTTCATCATTAACAGCTATTCAGTTCTTAACAAACTCTTTGGCTACTGTAAATGCGATTGCAGAAACAAACAAAGCAGCACAACAACCATTCGTTGCGGTATTAGGCACTAATTTAGTTGCTGTTTCTGACTTTACAACTTTACCTGACCTTTCAACATACACATACGAAGATGTAAGTGCAACAGTTTCACAAGATGGAAACAATGCAGGTTACGACCTTTTCAAAGCAACAGGCATTTCAGTAACGAATGTAGGTTCGGCTTTGGGTACTATTTCAGCAGCAAAAGTAAGCGATGATATTGGCTGGGTTGCTAAATATCCACAATCAAACGGCGTTGAATTAAGCGTACCAGCATTTACAAATGGCGTTGCTTATTCAGCTTCATTGGCAGGTAGTTTAGCATCTTACAAATATTTATTGCTTCGTACTTTCCCTAACATTACAGGCACATTCTTTAATGATGACCCTGTGGCTAATTTGCCGACAAGCAATTATGCTCACATTTCGGATGAAAGAACAGTACAGAAAATTCGCAGACTGATTTATGCAGCTTACGTGCCATTGTTGAATAGTCCTTTAGCTTTAAATGCTGATGGCACTTTGACAAACACAACAGTAAGTTATTTCACTTCAGTAGGCGATGATGCACTTGCACAAATGTTAAGAGATGCAGAAATATCAGCAGAAAAAACAATAATCGACCCGACTCAAAACGTTTTAGCAACTTCAAATTTGAATGTAACAGTAGAGTATATTCAACAAGGTGTTGCAAGACAAATTACAATCACTTTACAACCCGTTACAACTTTATAAAACATGGCAAACGTACTTATAAATGGTATAAATTATAGTTGGGCAAGTGTTCGTTTGGTACTTTTTGGAGTGCCAGTAACAGGCGTTACCAAGATTGAATACAAAGCGAAACAAGCAAAGTCGAATAATTACGGCGTAGGCATCGAGCCTGTTAGTCGTGGTTATGGCAACAAAGAATATGAAGGCTCAATCGAGTTGTATTTAGACCAATGGAAAGCTATTCAATTAGCTGCACCAAATGGCAACCCAACAAACATTGCACCATTCTCAATTCAGGTAGTATTCGGTGGCAATCGTACAACGGCTGCAACTGATGTATTAACTATGGTTGAATTTTTAGAAGACCCTATGACTGCATCGCAAGGCGATATGAGTTTGAAAGTAACAATTCCTTTAATCATCGGCGGTATTCAGCACGCTTAAAAATATTTTATGGCAGAGATATTAACAGTTGAACAAATCAACGAAAAAGCAGCAGAATTAGAATTACGAGAAAAATGTAAAATTCATCAAATTGTTTTGGAAGTAAATGGTGAACAAATTGTAGGGTTTGTTCGTGAGCCAAAACGCCAAACTAAATTGGCTGCAATTGATAAGTTTTGGGCAGGCGAAACAACATCCGCTTGCGAAGATGTATTAACTTCATCTTTGATTGAAGATTCAAGCGATAGGAGAATATTAAGCCAATCGCCCGAACATGATGACATTTATATTTCGGCAACAATGGCTTGTTTGCCAATAGTGAAACTTTACACAAATGCTGTAAAAAAAAATTAGATTCTATCAAACCTATTGATGAAAGCCATGTCTTCCGAGTTTGGAACGCATGGCTTCGTTATTATTTCCATATCGAACCCAATAATTTAACAGACGATGAATATTTTGAACGAATCGAAGAATTAAGATTTTGTCTTCGTAAAAATGGACATTTACAATGAGTGATGTAGTTGAATATATTTTAAAACTTAAAGATGATTTAAGTGCTGGCATTAAATCTGCATCAGCAGCAACCACCGCATTAAATTCAAAATTAGAACATACAAATGAAATTTCAGGGCGGTTAAAAGAAACTTTAGGTGCTTTGGGTATTTCATTTGGGCTATTCAAAGGTGTTGAATTTATCCAAGAAAGTGTAGAGGCTATGCACAACTTGCATGAAGCAGAAGGTCAAGTAAGGGCAGGTCTCGAATCTACAAGATATGCGGCTGGTTTGACTTTTGACGAGTTAGAAGAAAGCGCAGGAAATTTTAGCAAAAAAATAAAATATAGTCGTGGTGAAATAATGCAGATGCAAAGCATTTTAATCACGTTTCCAAGCATCACTAAAAATGTTTTTGATACGGCAAGCCAAGCCATATTTGACATGAGTTCGAGGCTTCACCAAGATTTACAAAGTTCCGCAATCCAATTAGGCAAGGCATTACAAGACCCCGAAAGAGGCATAACTGCACTTCGTAGAGTAGGTGTAAATTTCAATGAGGCGCAAACGGAAATGGTTAAACACATGGTGGCTACTGGACACCAAGCGCAAGCACAAGCATTTATTTTAAAGGAATTGCAAACGGAATTTGCAGGTTCGGCGGCGGCGGCATTTAATTCAGACCCTTTGGCGAAGTTTAATAAAACAATGGCTCAAATTAAAATGCAAATGGGCGATTTGGCAATAACTGTTTTAAAAGAATTGCAGCCTTCATTGGAATCGTTGGCTAATAAAATGGTTAGCGCATTTAAGTATGTAAAAGAAAATGTTTTACCTGTAATAAAAAGTATTGGGAATTTTATTATAGAGTATAAAGAGCCCATCAAAATAATTGGTGCAATGATAGCGGCGTATTATTCATTAACTACTGCTGTCTCATTGGCTAAAACTGCTGTTGCTGCATTTTCTTTGGTATTAAGTCCAACACCTTTAGGATTGTTTGCGATTGGATTAGGTGCTGTTGCATACGCAATAATGAAAGTAAGAGGGCAATGGCAAGAATTACAAGACCAAATGAATAGTGCTGCCCAAAAAGCAGCAATAGAGGCACAGGAAGATGAATCCAACTATATCAATCAGCAATTAGATTTGTTGAAAAAGAAAAAAGGCATTAATGAAGAAATTGCAAAGCAACAGTTTTTAGCAGCTGAAAGCCGAAAATTAGAAATGGAATATGAGACAAAAGTTGGAAAATTTTCTTCAAATAATGTTTCGCAAACAGTAAAAGATGCTTGGAAATTACAAATTGAGGCAAGAAAAAAAGCATTAAAAGAGTTTTCAAATCCAAAAGGAGCAAACGGGCAAGGTACAAATCCATTTGATGTAAATGCACCAACGGAAAACAATAATGTAACCGAAAGAAAAAATACAATCATCAATATAACCATGGGTAGTTTGGTAAATACTTTTACAGTTGGCGTAACGAATTTGCAAGAAGGTTCGGCAAAAGTTCGCGAAGAAATTTTAAAAGCAATGATTTCAGCAGTTAATGATTCACAAGTTCATGCAATAGGAAACACATAAAAGTTCAAAAATAGTTTTACTTTTGTTGCTTATTAAAAAAAAATTATTATGTCAAATCCAATCGCTTATTTAGAGTACAAACACAATGAAGTTACATTAGACCATGCAATAGAATGGATGAAAGAAACCTATCGCATTAAAGATGAAACTTTGACAAATGGCAAAGTAGAAGATAGCGAAACGCTTTCTTTTGTAAAAGCTGAAATGAAAGACTTTCATTACACAGAATATTTAGCCGATGAAGTTTCAGCAGAAGATGCAAAGGCTCAATTTATAAAAATGGGTTTTGGGTTAATTGACGAAAGTACAATCACAACAGGTTGTTGTAAAACACTTGAAAATATTTGGTTTATAAAAGCCGAATGGAAAAAAGAGTAACAAATGGCAAACAATAATTTCATAATTCCAAATCCGCCACCAATTCCATTTGGGACGTTGGCTATTGCATTTGCTGCAAATTTACCAAACACACCAACATTAGACAAACCGATAAAAACAAGTGAATTAGGTACGCCTGTTTATTCAAATTTGGTAATTGCTTCGGGCAACTATACTGATATTTACGGCAATGTAATTAACTATCCAAGCATTGAAGTTGATACTGTTTTGTTCAACATTAATAGCAGCAGAACGATAATTAAAACGCCAATTCAAGGACTTGATGGAACTGTTAAAGAGTACATCAGTGATGGTGATAGCATTATAAATATTAAAGGCATTATTCAGGGTGCGAATGGAGTTTATCCATTTGATGAAGTAGATGCTTTGATTTCTATTTGCAACGCTAAATGTGCGTTGACAATTGTAAGTGATTATTTAGCTGCATTAGGTATTACAAACATCGTTATCGAAAGCTATTCATTGCCGCAAGACATGGGTAGCCAATCACAACAAGTATTTGAATTGAATTGTTTGAGTGATGTAAACTATTTAATTTTTGAGAACCAATAATGCTGCGCCCAATTTGTCAAATAAAAATAACACAACAACCAACTTCGGATTTGCCGAACAGGAATAGTGTGTTTAAATTTTCGTTTGTCAATAATATTGAAGTTTCAAGCAGTTGGAAAAATCTAACCGACACCGCAAAAATAAAGTTTCCAAAAAATGTTTTCATTAATTTTGCAGATGGGACGAAACGAAAATTATCGCTAAAGGATACGCCGCAATTTATTAATGGAAGGCAATCAAACAACGATGCACCTTTTGTTTTACGTGGCGATAAAATCGAAATTCAAGCAAGTTATATTTATATTGACCGCAACGGAAAAGAGATAGTGCCAGAACCTGATATTATATTTTCGGGCTACATCGTAAAGGTGCTTAACAAAATGCCTATTGAGTTGGACTGTGAAGATAATATGTATCAGTTGAAGCAAATCTTTTTAGACAAAATGAGTTGGGCTGCTGCTGACATTAGTGATGTGATAGGCTACATTTTAAAAGGAACAAATTTCACTTTCACCACAGGCGGCGCAACGATGAGTTTAGGCAATTTCAGAATTGAGAACCAAACACCAGCAGAAGTGTTGGAATATTTACGAAAAACTTTTCACGTAGAAAGTTACTTCAGAGACGATGTGCTGCATTGTTCGCCGTTTGTTTATTACCCTGACACCAACAACAACCCACCGCATTTATTATACTTTCAAAAAACTATTATCAGCGATGAAATGCAATATACAAGGGCTGATGATGTGAAAGTAGGGGTAAAGGCTTATTCAATCAGCAAAGCAGAATTAGCAACACAAACATTTGATGGACGAATGAAGAACAAAGCCACAAGGTTGGAAGTGTTTGCATACAAAGACAACAAAGGCAATGTGCTATTTAAAGATTTAACTGGTGGCATTAAAGCAGGAATTGATGAGGGCAGTTTTGGAAATGTGGTAACTTTGTTCTATGCTGATGGAAATACTTTACAAGGTTTAAAAGACTTTGCAAAAGCACGATTAAATAGGTTGTATTATGAGGGCTTTCGTGGTACATTTACAACATTCGGATTGCCATTTATTAATCACGGCGACCAAGTGCAATTCATAGATAATGTTTTACCCGAAAGAAACGGAACGTACTTTGTGAAAAGTGTTACACGTACTTATGGCATGGGTGGTTATCGTCAA